CTTCTTCATAATCTTCCAACTTATTAGCCGCCCCAGTACCGCCGAGGTATACACCGCCAGATAGGTAGAGGTCTTTGAAGCGTACCAATGGCGCACCAATATTCATTGCATTATCTCTACCAGAACTACCATCAGAGGCATAAAAACTATTTATTGAATCATGGAACTGAATATAGTTTGACCCCTGACCAATAGTTAGGACACCACCGCCACCAACCCCAATACTACCTACAGTTGTGCCGTCTTTTTGGAGCTTAACAATGTCACCATCAGATGATTTTCTATTGAAGTCTGCCGCTTGATTACCATCTCTTGTAACCATAAGACGACCATCAGATGTTATTTGTGTACCTCTAACTGATAATCCAGTTGAAGTCTTACCCACCAACAAGTTGCCTGACGAGTCTATGCGGAAGCGTTCTGCATTGTTTGTCCAGAATTGCATTGCGTCTGAACTATTATCGTATCGAATACGACCAATATCTACATCATCAGTATCGCCAAAGTCGATGCCAGCATTGTTAGTGTTTCCACCGTTAACACGAATTAATGAGTATGTACTACCTTTAACCTCAAGCTGAGTACTAGGCGAACTCGTCCCAATCCCAACGTTACCCCCTGCTGACATATCAATCGTCATTGCTGTTATGATTGCGCCGCCATCGTTACCTTTAAAAATAATATCTTTGTCTACTTGAGCTGAAGAAATTATAAAATTACCAGAGTCTTCGTTAAAATCACCAAACTGAGTACCAGCATCTTTAAGGCGAATAATACCACCTGTTGTCCCACTGCTAAAAGTGGAATCAAGATTTAATATGCCTGTTCCATCAACTGTTATAGCATCGGGTATGTTAATTAAGTCTGTTTGCTTACTCATTAGGTTTGCTCCAGTACGCTCACAATCACATCACAACTCGATGCTGTGTCTGATGTTACAACAACTGTGTCAGTCGTCTCTAAGATGATCTTACCGTCTAAGACAGACAGAGCAGAACCTGATGGTATAGCCACACCCTTAACAACGTAAACTCCTGCTGCTTGTACATCTACTTTAATCTGTGATGCTGTTCTGTTTGCTAAGTTACAACCGATCATCACTGATGTAGTTGAACTTGGTACTGTATATGTAGTTGTTGCACCTGTACCTACCGATGCACTTGTGTAGTTCTTAAATGTATTTGCCATTGTTTATATCACCCTAACGCTATGCTTAGCGCCAATGCATTTGATTCTGCAGTGGCTAGTAAGGTAGCTTTGTTATCTCCGTCTAAAGTTTCTGCGTCTACATTTAAAGCATTTACAAAAGATTGTGTTACTCTTGCATCTATAGCTGAGTTTGCTCTTGCTGTAGTATAGTATAAGTTAGTACCCTCTGACAAGTTAGAAGTTGACTTAGCACTAAAAGCTGTATCAAATCTACCAGATGTGTAGTATAGGTTAGTACCCTCAGAGAGATCACTCGTACTCTTAGCTGTAAAGGCAGAGTTAAACCTAGCCTGAGTGTAGTACAGGTTAGAACCTTCAGCTAAGTCTCCAGTGTCATGATTGCTTAGTGTAGAAACTGTTCCAGTGACGTTACCTACCAAGTTAGTCGCTAGAGACTTATTCATAGCCCATCTGTCATTAGATGAGTCATACGTAAATGTAGCGTTAGCACCGTCTACTGTAAGCCCAGCGCCATTGGCTGCACCTGCATTAGCTGCACCCTCAGCAACTGTAATGTTTAGATCTGCTACAGATAGATTAGAAGAGTTTACTGTAGTAGTAGTACCGTCAACCTGTAAGTTACCTGCAACTATAAGTGTACCAGTAGCATCACCATGTGCAGCAGGGTCTATCGTAAAGGATGCAGGACCTCTGATGTAGCCTGTTGTAACTATATTGCCTGTACTTAGTGCATCATTAGCGTCTAAGTAAACAGCCTTGTCTGCAGGGAGTGTAATAAACACATCCTTAGTACCTGCAGTAAAGCTAACAGCACTATCGCTGTTGCTACTCTCTAGTATGGTTGTTCTTGTAAGTACACCTGAATTGTATGTACCTAAGCCTACTTCCCACTCGTCTGCATTACGATGAGAAATAGCGTAGTATGTAGTGTCACTGTTGGCAAGGGCAGAGCTAAAAGACTCAAAGCCTGTAACAGCGCCACCCAACGTAACAGCACCAGTGCCAGTAGTTGTAGCGGTTTCTTTTACTCTATCCTTGACAACGAGAGCCATAATACTGCTCCTTAAGCGATACGAATGATTGCGTTAGATGCGTCTGCTGTTGGGAACTGTACCACAAAGTCACCATTTGTAGATGTCTTAGTACCACCAAAACTGATCACTGCTATAGCCTTGTTAGATTGTGAAGAGTTATAGATGATACAACCGTCTGCAGAAACTGTAGCAGAAGACCATGTAGTGTCTGCGAAGTCAACAGTAGCAGTTGAACCTGATAGAGCAATAGTTGCACTACCTAGTGTGTTACCACCTGTAACGTAGTTAGTACCAGTAGCCTCATCTGAGTTACCTGTTACTGCACTATAATTAGCTGTAGATGCATTGTAAGTACCCGACTGTGAGTTCTTAATTAATGCTATTTTAATTGTGTCTGTATCTAGATCGTGAACACCACCAAGTAACTCTTGCTTGAAGCTGTTGCACATCGCCGTTGTAATAGCCATTGGTTATGTCCTTTGTTTGTAAAATGCACAAAAGGGCCAGCATAAAAGCCAGCCCCTAAGTTAATTGTTATATTAAGCAGCGTTGAACTTAGCTGTTACAATCGCTTCTGGGCGTAAGATCTTGCGACCATATAAGTGCATCCCACGGCAGATGTCTGCAAAGCTATCTGGGTCACGGTATGTTTCCACTTTTGATAACTGTTCTGCAGTCGCTACTGCTGAGTCGTGTCCAGCTACGATAACACCATAGTTAACGTTTTGGTTAGCTGCACCAGATGTTCCTGCGCCTGTACCTACTGCTGGTAAGTTGTTTGACTGATAAACACGGAAGCCGTGAATGTTTGCAGCCAATAAACCATTTTGTAGTCCTGCACCACCGAAGTCTGCATTTAATAGGCGAGAATCTTCGTCTTTTAGCATCTCGATGAACACTGGGTCAAGTACTATCCATCTACCTCTAGTATCAACATTTGCTACATCCATTGTACGAGACATACGTGCTAGTACTTGTAATGGTGTTGCAGTTGATGTAGACATAGCAGTTGCACCTGTTAAGCGTGGAGCTAACGGGATAGAGTGATCACCTGCAGTTGAAGTTGTGATGTTACCGAAGTCACCCTTTTTCAACTTGTTTGCAGCTAATAGTTCGTCTGATCCTGCAGCAGCATCTGCTTTAGTACCATTTACCGTTGTGTTTACAGCGTTTGCAGTTGTGTAACCTGACAAGTACTTAAGAACATCATTGTCCATTGAGTCAGCCATTTTGTATGCTGCACGGTCTGTAGATAGACGCATGAAGTCTACGTGTGAATGAGCTTCTTCAATGTCATCCAATTTGAATGCAAAGTAGTTTGCTTTGTCGATAGTTAGTTTGAAATCAGCGTCAACTAAATCTTGTGTTGATACTGCAGTACCACGAGCTAAAGAATTAACAGTGATGTCTGGCTCTTTTAGAATGCGCACTGAGTCGCCTTGTCCAGAAATCTCACCAAAATAGTCAGAGTTTGTGATTGCAGAAATAACAGCAGATTTTCTAAATGCTAACTGTGCTTGTTTTGAAAAGATCTCAGATGAGAAGTTTCCGTTATTCAGGTTGGTGTAACCTGATGCCTTTGTAAATGCCATAATAATTTCTCCTATAGATATGACAGTTGGGGGAAGTAAAACATCATATCCACACAAGAGGCCAATACTTTTCTAGAGTATCTCTATTGCTAGATTTGCGGTCAAGCAGTAAAGGGTCTATACTTTATCGGGTAGTTCTATTAGTGGTTAGTGCTTAAAGTTAAAGCATGTGCAGGTAGTTGATACCTAGCACTGCACATACTATAGTTTTATCTATTAATGCCTTAGTGTCAAGTGTTTATTAGGACATATCGTAGATAAACTTACCAGAGCGCATTGCACTCATGATTTCGTCTTGACGTTCCTCATACTCTTTGAGGGACATCTTGTTAATCATTGACTCGCTTAACGTTTTGCTAGACTCTTCTGCATCTACTACAGTACGTCCACGAGTTTTAACTGAAGATGCTGCGCCTTTGTCTGCGCTGGGCTTCTTAGTTTTGATACCCTTGTCTAGTTTATACATATCTATAACACGGGCTACAGACTTAACGTCTTCAGAGTTTTCATACAAAGCATCCTGATAAACTTTAGGTTGAGTATCTACCCAAGCATGAAACTCATCGTCTGCTCTTATAGCTTCAAAATCAGGATGTATTGCTACAAGTTGTGCTTCAGCTTTTTCTCTTTTAGCTGTAGAGCGTAACTCTTCAATCTCTTGTAGTCTTTCATCTAGCTCTATTGCTCTTTCATTAGCTTTTTGTTCAGCTATTGCTTCAACTATACCTGCTACATCTGGATGCTTACTTGACCATGCGTCTATCTCTTCTTTAGACTTTGGTAGTACAAGCTCATTCTTTGCTGCTTTTTCTAGTTGATCTTCTAAGCGTTTTATCTGTGCTGCTTGCTTCTTCTCTGTTTCAGCCATGTGTCTTTGTATATCACCATAGCGTTTCTTGAAGCTCTTCTCTTCAGCACTTAACTCTGCATCATCTTCCGATGCTTTGGTTTCCTCTTTGGCTTCTTCTTGTTTGGTATCACCTGCATCCGATACTTCGGTTGTCTCAGATCCTTCGCCATTGGGTTCTTCTTCAGGGGTTTCATCACTAGCCTCTTCAGCTACATCACCTTTCAGTAATGCTTCTAGCTCTGCTTCAGCTTCTTTAATCTTAGCCTCGTTACGCTTATGTGTATACGAGTGCATTGTCTCTTCAGTTAGTTGTGACATATTTAGTTCCTTATGTTGGGGTCAGCACAAGTGCCGAGTATCCTTATATTTATATGGTATTGTCGTTATTGTTTATTTCTTTTTAGGTTTACTTGCTAAGCCACCCTTAGAGAAACCGCCTCCTCGATCCATTTTAGACTTATAAGTTTCTTTACCATTTTTTGATCTAGGGATAGGGGATGTTTTTATTGCACCAGGGCTATAATCAGGTTTGTTACTATTATTTACTATAGTTGATTTTATTTTTTCTTTGTTCTTATCATCTATATTATTATTATTATTTGATGTAATATTTACCTGCTTAACTTTAGGTTTATTCTTAGTGGTTCTATAAGCGTAAGCATTTGTACCTTCTATTTTATACTTTTCACCTCTTTGTGCATCATCAAAAGATTGATTTTTATTGTAGATTCTACCTCCAGAACCTTGGAAGTTTACTCTAGTATTATCTTTAGGATCTCTTTCTGCTAATGTATTAGAAACCTTTTCCCAAGCCGCTAATTCATTTGCTGTAAACTTAATTTTACCTGCACCTGAACCAGATGTATCTACAAGTTTACCTCTTTGCCTTCCTCCAATATTTTTAGGATTAAAAAACCTAGTTAAAAAACCTTGTTGTTCTTCAGGTGTTCGGCTTGTATTTATATAAGGCTGACCCGTAGTAGGATCTATAACACCCATACGTTCATATATACTTGTTCCTAGACCAAAAGTTGAACCCTTACCTTGTTCTCCATCTTTAAAGCCTAGCCTATTAAATAAACCTGACTGTAACTTACCATCCCATAATTCAGCCTGAACAGCTTCTAGTCTATCTCTTTGATCTTCTGATATAAAAGGATTGTTTAGTTGAGCATCTATACCTTTAAGCATTTGTTTGTTTTGAGATTTCATACCTAAACCTTTAACAAAACCTAAAGGCGTACCTGTTGTAAGTATATCAAAAGCAGTAGTAAATGTATTACCTATAGGATCTTTAAGGGTATCTACAACTTTTTCAAAGTCTTCTACAGGGGCTTCCATCCAATCTACGTATTCAGCAGTAGCTATTGGAGGTTTATTCTTATTTCTTCTTTTACTAGAGGTGCTTGTAGCAACCTGCGGTGTAGTTGCAGTAGTTGCTGTAGCTTCTCCTTTAGGTGAATATCCATCAGGTACTTGTGTAAGTTGTTGTCCATTCATAAACTGTATATAGATAATATTACCATTTGCATCTTCATATTCTCGTATTTCAAAGCCAGAATTTACAGAACCACCATCTGCATATCCTGTCATGTACCCACCCTTATTCATCATAGGCTCTTGATCATCTTGCATCTGTAGTTCTGAAACATCAAAAGGCAGTTCTTCTACAACAGGTTCTCCAC